AGTACAACTGGATGTATTAATAAGCTTAACCAACAATTAGCTAAAGATCAATTAGGTATTCCCGAAAAAGACAAAAATTCTCCCAATGCTCAGAAAGTTTATGATAAAATATTGAAAAACATAAGGAAAGCCGAAGTAATAAAAGAATATTCACAATACAACTATGGGTTTCAAAAATTTATCGAGCAACTAGATAAAATTAAAAATATTCCTAGAATAGGAGATATTTATGAAGGAAGGGTAGTATCTATTATGCCATATGGAGCTTTTATTAATATTTACCCAAATATTGATGGTTTACTTCATATATCTGAAATTGATTGGAAACGTCATGGAAATGTAGAAGAAACAGGATTAAAAGTTGGAGATATAATTCAGGTACAACTTATAGACATTGAACCAAAAACAAAAAAGCTAAGACTATCAAGAAAAGTATTATTACCTCAACAAAAGAAAGGATAAAGCCGGCCTAATCCCCCGGCTTTATCCTTTTCATCATTTCCCCATATATCCAATCCACATCCTGCCGGAAATACTTGTACAGCTGGTAAGAGAAAACCAAGTTATTACGGTTATTGGATATGGTTGTCTGGGCATTTACACCTAAAACCTCCGCCAGCTTATCTCGAAGGCCATTTTTCATCTTTCCTCCGGCAAGGGTACTCGGAGAATACAAAAACAAGATGATAAAAATGAATTTCTTTCGTTGGGTAACATTCCCTGACCTAAATATCTCCTTTTGAGAAATAATCTCTTGGAACCACCGATATAACATTCCTATCATATCAAGGTCCGTCAATATAGGTTCTGTCAGCTCTTTTTCCCTTTCCGATAACTTTGATTTCTGCTCTCTAATTGATTTTATTTCCGCAATTTCTGAAAACATGGCACAATTATTTAGAAGTAAATAGTATATTTGTACTAAATAATCGTGTGGGGAGGTAACGTTACTGGTGGTTCGGGGCGTTGCCTCTTGTATTTTTTAGAATGGAAGATCTTCTCTTGATTGTTCAGGTTGATAGAGTTTCGATTGTGGACTGGCTTCTTGCTGGGCAAGTCTACTTCCCAATAACTCCAGCTTATCAACAAATATTTCTGTCACATACCGCTTTGATCCCGTTCTATCCTCATACTGCCGGGTCTTGATCTTGCCCTCGATATAGATTTGAGAACCCTTCCTGACATACTTTTCTACGACCTCGGCCAGACCTTTCCAAAAGATAAGACTATGCCATTCCGTGCGGTCTGGAACCTGGATCCCGTTTTGAAGGGTATAGCCCTTCTCCGTGGTAGCAAGCGATAGATTGGCGACCTTTGTCCCGGCAACATCTTTCACTTCAGGATCCTTGCCGGTATAACCGAGAAGGATTACTTTATTTATGCTCATTCTTTTTTTGTTTTGCAAATTCTATAACATATTCAACGCCGGCATGAAATCCTTTCTTATAGCCATCTTTGTATTGGTTATTTGAGATTCCATAGTAGTACGCTGATCCGATACACAGGGTAAGCCCTATGGCGGTCAATACAATTCCTAATCCGAAATATGGATAAGTAATGTCTATACGAAATGGTTTGAGCTGAATAGATATTCCAGATGTCATGACAAATAGCATCAAAAGCGATATTATCGCCCATATTAAAGCCTTAATCATTTCGTGCCTCCTTTCAGTAGTTCTGGGTTGTCGTATATGTTACCAACGACTTCATAATCAAAATTATCAATAATACCATTATCTATATCTTTTTGCTTAGGCATCCGAGTTATAAACTCCTCCCCAAAGCGTATTTCTGGACACATTTTTATAACTCCCGTTTGAGATTCAACCCATCTTTTTGTCTCATGTTGTTCCTTTATGTGAGGCATATATTGTTCAGGATAGAAATCACTTTTTATAATTTTTCTTTTAACAATATCCCCCTCATATACTTCTTGTCCATTTTTGTCATACAAGCCCGTGAACTGGCCAACGGTTTGTTTATCAACGCACCAATCATCCATCTTAGATGAATTTTCTTTTCGTTGAGAAAGTATGTTGTATTCCCCATCAGGATAAACAATAAGAGACCCATAAACCCATTCGGTTGATTTAGTTATACGCCCTCTGAATTTGATTTTCCGGTTCATAATTATGCTAATTGTTTGATTTTACGATTGTATATTTCTTCACATAGTGCTTCGCACCACTTCCTGGCAATAGTCACTTCAACTGCGTTGCCGATGAATTTCTTTTGGTCTGCCTGTGTGCCAATAAGTTCGTAGTCTTTCGGGAAACCCATTATCAGCTTCAGTTCATCAATCTTCAGCATACGCATAGTGATGTCTATGATGTTGTAAAGTGCCATAAATTCTTTGATTTTGACAGTCATAGGACTGTCTGTTTCATAGACTTCAATAGCGACTTCGCCGGTTTCAGTCGTGACAAGATATGGCGGCATTTTATCCATTCTT